TGCGGGTCAACACCAATCGCCGTAATCGCAACCGATGCAACGCCAACCCAAAACCACGGATTTTTCATGCGTACCGGAATATTAACCTTCATGCTCTATCTCCTCCAAATCGTCAATGCGGTGGTTCGCCACCCTGATCCGCTCATCCAGCACGGAATACTCCTTTTCGAGTTCATATGTCCGGCTGATGAGGTTGTTGTGCTTCTCCACCTTCTTTTCCAGCTGCTCGATGCGGTAATTCGTGAGATTGCTCGAAAGAGCAATGCCGCCGAGCGTTCCCACGAGCGTTCCCATCAGCGACAGCGCCGCTGTAATTACTTCCGCCGGCACATCAAGCCTCCATCGTACCGCCGAACTCGGACGG